AGGATTAGACGTGAGCGACTGACCCGATGTTGACGAAGATAGTCGGCTTGCCATCCCTCATACCCATCTTGTGAATGATGGTGACGAGGAGCTGCTTGCCGACCGACTCGGGCAGAAGTTCTGAGTAGGACTTCTTCGTCTTGCCCGACTCCAGTTCGAGCCCCAGGGTCTCCTTGAGAAACTGCTGGAGCGCGAACTCGCCGGCTGGAGTGTCGACCCAGATGTCGTGGTTCTGGGGCATATAGGCCGCGAGGTCGGGCGCCGCCTCGGCCAGCTTCTCCATGTCCACATCGTCCTTGGGCATGATGAGCTTGCACTTGAAGCGTAGGACGGCCCGGTCCCCGTCCTTAGTCTCGACCGTGCGTTGTTCCGGCAGAGACTGGACGGCAGCGAGGAAAGTCCCGGTGGGCAGGGGCTTCGGCTCCTCGGTGTCGGCGGCTTTCTTGTTCAGGATTTCGGTGAAGTCAACCATTTCTGTATCGGTCCTTACGGTTTCGGTTACGGGGATTACGGAGTTTAGTCCAAGCTCCCATTGATGGCCTCGAAGAACGTGGCGAGGCCGGTTTCAATCGGTAGCTTATCCAGGCCTGAGAATGGCACAGGATTTTTGAGGTCTACCAGAGAGGTAGACTTTGTTTGGATCGTCCTCTTCCCATTAACGTCTTCGAGAAGGAGGCACGAATTGAACTGCGAGGCAATAACTTCATTGAGTGCGGAGCCGACGCTGCGCGGGAAGCCCTTGCCAAGCTCCAACTGTTCATGCATGGTCATGCGGGCTTGGTCATCCTGGGAACGGGGCCGCCTCGTGTAGGAGAGGTGGGCCAAGACTAGGACGTTCACCGCAAACTCCTTCGAGCAAAGAAGTGCAAGAAGGTTCATGATGAGTTGTTGGGCGCCGTGGTAGTCGGCTTGCGGCTCGCGCCCGGCGGGGTTCATGGCCTGGACGTATCGGAAGCAGGCGGTTGACGCCGACGTCAGACTGTCGATGACCACGATGGTCCCCATGCCGAGTTTACCGGGGTCGCCCAGGTCCTTACCCTCGGGATCATTCCACTTCGTCAGCTGCTTCATCGCCTTGATGTAGGCAGTGGGAGTGCCGTCGTTGTTGGGCATGATCTTCAAACCTTTGCCGACCATTATCGCAGGCATGTCAACGCCCTTGAGCTTGTCGGTGAAGGTCTGATACTCGATATTCTTCATCTGCTCCGGGCACTCGTGCTTGACGTAAGCGATCAGCGACGTGAGCAGATTGTCGAAGTCATAGATCAGCAGACGGTAGCCTGCTTGAACCAGACTGGTGAGTGACCCGGTCTTGCCGGAACCAGGGTCGCCCATGAGAAGGCCCTTGACTAGCTGTGGGCCTTCGTGTTCTTCGAGACTAGGCATCTAAAACCTTTCCGAGAACATCGTCCTCTGTGAGGATCACGAGGCGTTCATGGTCCATGCCGATGTTGGTGCCGGCCGCCTTTAGGAAGATCACCTTGTCGCCGGGTTGACTGGTGCAGGGCCATAGCACTCCGTTGAAGTCCCGGTTGCCCGGACCAACAGCGAGGACTTCGCCGATATAGGTTTGCTTGTTACCCACCCCGTCGGGGAGCAGGACGGCTCCGACCTTGGCCTCATCTTTCAGACGACAGACCATGACTCGATTGCCGAGTGGTTGTATGTTCATGCTAATCCTCAGTTGGGCTTGGGAAGGACAAGGTTAGGCGGCTGGAAGATAATGGTCGCCTTGATCGGGGAGATAGTCACGCAGACCATATCCCCTGGGGTGATGAATTCCCAGAGAGCGGCGGGCGCCTCGATTTTGAACTGGCCCGACTCATCTTCTAGAGTGATCTTCTTCCCGCCGACCAAACCCTTGCAGATCAGGTTGAGTAGGATCGGACGACCAGCGGTCGCAACTTCACCCGTCGCCATTATCTCTCCTCCAATGGGTTCCAGTGCCGAACTTCGAACCTCGTTTCAAGGAAGTTTTGCCGAACTGCCTTGTCGTGGGAACACACGTCCCGGAAGGGACAGCCGCCGTACTTGTGGCAGGACTTATCGTTCATGGGCCAGTGGCCACGCTCCGCATACCGGAGAGAAAGGCCCGCCCAATCTTCAAAGTCAACCAACCATTCTTCCAGCTGGGACTCGGTGCGGGTAGTAATACTTCTACCGAAAACCGTCGACCCCACCAGTATTTGCGCGGCGTCGATGATAACACCCTGCACCGGGGTATTAAAGATGACCCGAGAAGCCAGACTGTAACCAGACATCTGATTGTCGGGATTGTACTGAGTAAAGTAATAAGCTCCGAGAGAGCCCCCAGTTGTTTTTTGGTCCATGACGAACCGATCACCGTTAAATTCCACGAGTCGGTCGATATGTCCACAGTAAAGTAGCTCGACTCCATTAAGCTCAACACCAGTTGGGAGCTTGAAGGAGAGCTCGACTGCGGGCTGTCCATTCTCGAGGTGAACGATACGAGTTGTAGTCTCATCGTCAAGCCTGTATGTTTCGAAGTACCAGATAAGAGACCGGATTAGGGTCTGACGAGTCTTCTTGTCATGGTCGTCGGACATGGTGGCGGAGTCGATCATGGCTTGACGGACCACTTCACGCAGTGCGTCCTCGTAGTTGGCGCCGGCTGCCCGGTATTTGTAGTAGCGTTCCATCCCCTTAGCGTAATGCCCACCGAACTCGAGGTGGATACTCTCCCCCTTCGGACGGTAGCCGAGGACGTAAGTGAGATAGTATTTGCGCGGGCATTCCTTCAACGTGCCGAGCGTTGAGCTGTCCCAGGCGAATTGGAATTGAGTATCCTTAATGAAGTTTGACGGGGCGGGGCTATCCTGAAGCTTAATAGCCTTAATGGCCTCTGCTTCGTTGACTTCAATGACCGCGCTCATCCCAGCAAGTCCATGTTGATTTCCGGTTCCTCAGCGGCCCCGATCAGGTCGAGGGCAAGCCCGGCAGTCTTCGATTTCTTTTCCCTTACGGGCTTGACACCGGCTGCGAAGAGTTCGCGGGCGCCCCGGTATTTCTCGACGATCCTATCGAGGTCTGGCTTCGTAAGTTCGAGTGGATCACGCCCGAACAGTTCGGAAATTGGAAGTTCTTCAACTTCATCCATTGGCTGCTTCTTCCTCTGCTGACATCTCCTCGACCCGTTCGTTCAGTTTCTGAACGTGGGCCCTGATGATCCGCCGGATCGCGACTTGTGCGCCGATGGCGTTGTAAACCGCCTGCATGACCTCATAGTCGTGCTTGAACAGGTTAATCGTCACCCGTTGCAAGGGTTCGACTTCTTTCTTACCGGCCATGTTCGCTTTCAGCCTTAATCTGGTCCATTCAGCACATCCTTACGGACGATCCAAAGTTGTGTGGGGTCGGTTGGGGAGAGGACGAAGGCTAAGACTTCTAAGTCTGCGTCTTGCGCCTTCTTCCGCTCGCGGTAGAGTTTCTGACGCAGCTCCTCGATGTCGCAGTCCTCGGCTTGCACCACAAGGCCACGATCTTGACGCAGGGCTTCGTACAATAACTCTAACAAAGGAACTCCCCGACTTGCGCTCGGCTCCCAGCCTCGGGATAGGCGGGGGAAAGGCTGGGAACCGAGACGCTACTCGCGAGGGATGGGGTCGCGAGCATTCGAGTAAGCTACCACAAAGCGCGGTGACTTTCAATCCACATGCCGGAGTCATCCACAGGCATTCATGTGCATGTATCCCCAGGGGATATGTATGCATCATTACTTCTCGCTCACGCCCGACGCTTGGACGGAGGGGGCGAGGCGACGGGCGGCGAGGATGGTGCGGACATCGTCCCCGAGGAAAGGGGGGCCTTCAGGCGGGTAGGGCCACGGCGGCGGGTAAAGATAGGAGTGCCTGCCAGGAGCGTGTGAGCCGTTGAGTTTCACGACATCAACCTTCGACAGACGGCTCATTGCCGCCTCGAACGCCGCCTCGTCTGATTGGGCGTCTGGCAGCCCCTCGTCCTGGGGGCGCACTTCAGAACTAACAGTCTGGGTGGGTTCGTCCATAAACTTTCTCCGTTGAATGTTCAGATAATTGGAAGTACGCATTACCGCCGTTTATGATAGAGCGGAGCGGGGAACCGGACTTCCACATGGAGTACGGCTGCTCCGGGGACAGATTGACTATGAACCCCTGCAGGAAGGTCCGTAGCTCCTGCGGAAGAACATCGTACATCCTATACCGGGCGACGCGATCCCGGTCGGTGAGTGGAACGCCGGCGTTGGTGACGTTAGTCTGGCCAGGCGTTGTCATAGAGCCAGGACTCGAGCCAGTCCAGCGTCTTCTGAGATACCTCGATGTCCGCATAGCAGAGTGGGTCCTTAGATACTGGTTTCTGAACGGCGTGGATTATGATAGTACCGTTCCGGTGGCGGTAAAAGATCACGTTACACTCGATGGGGGTCTGCGACTCCTCGAGTTCGATAGGGATGGTTGCTTCCTCACGCATCTAAGTCTCCATCAGCCGAACAAAGACTTCTTCCATAGTGTGGAAGACTGGATGAAGGGATGCTTCGATAGCTTGTTCGACAGCCTTACGGACTTCGTCAGCGTCGACTTGAGTATTGTCGAACTCCAATGTGACTTGAAGCGTTATGAAATTCCTGATCATTTACAACTCCAATAAATCGAGGTTAACGTCCATCGAACTGTCGAGGAGGTCCAAGTCGATCTTGGTTGTCTCCTTCAACATGCGAGGACGGTTCTTGATGGCAGGAACAGCGCGGCCTTCGGTGACGTAGCGCACCGCCTGTTCGAGCGCGGCGGATGGTGTGGACCCATCGCCGAACTCGTACAGACCCGCCTCATTCCTTACGTTGCACCTCCATGTTCCCGACTCCAGCTGGAACAGGTTGTTGAGGCGCACGTCTCCTAGGGAGAGGAGTCGATCTTCTAAGGTCAAATCGTTCTAACCTCCTGCACAGCGGGAGCCGCCGACTTCTTTCTGAAGACGACGACTTTATTCCGCTCGATGGTGACGACGAGGTCGTCATACTTCGGATTGCCCAAGTCGCGCATTTCGTCGCGTTTTGCGTAAAAGCGCATCCTGAGATTGGTGGCGTGCCGCGGCATTGTGCATTCCACCTCCAGCCCGGTTTCCGAGGCTAGAGCTTGATCGGCAAGTGCTAACACGTCACCGTATGGTGAAGGTCTACTCATTGTCCTTTTCCTCGAAACGGATAACCCAATACCCGTCTTCGCGTTGTAACCACTCTCCAAAATTAATAGAAGTTCCAGGAGGTGACTCTATCTCTATAAATCGAGGAGCTAGATGGTCTGGAGGACCGTCGAATACTATATCTATGATACGATTAGTCATTTTCAATGTCCTTTTCTAAGTCTTTGATGAACTTCTCCATGAATTCCTGCCGAGCGAAAGGGTGATCGAGGCGCTTGTTCTCCTCGAAGATATCAGTCACCGCGCGGATGACGTCAGGGACGGTGACTCCCTTTGCCACGCCTTCCTTCTTATCGCGGGCAAAGGCGTGGCGAGTCGCCCGCGTGGGGATGGATACTAGCATTGCGCCAGACACGATGTCTTCGAGGAGGAAATGCCGAGACAGTCCTTGCTTGACCTTCCTCTTTTCCAAGTCAGCGATGATCGAATCCGCCTCAGCGATGATGTGGTGTGGAGAATAGAATGACTCCAACGCCGCCATGATGAGGGTGTCCTGGTTTTCCCCTGCAAGGGTGTGCGTGAACGCCTTGTTGAGGATGGTCTCCGCCGACTCCTTAGTCGGACGCTTGACCACGATCTTGAAGTCACAACGACCGTCGCGGAGCAAGGCGGAGTCTATAGCTTCCGGCCGATTGGTGGCTAGGAGCATGAACACGCACGACTCACGAATGCCGTCCATTTCTGCGAGGAAGGTTGCGACTTGAGACTCTTCCCACGGAAAGACACGCCGCTGCCTGCCGGTACGGTCAGGGAACATGATCTCCGCCTCATCCATGAAGACAAGGAGAGGATGCCCTTTATAGGCCATGTATTCCCGGCCGAATTTGAAGATGTTGCGGATATGCGCCTCGGTCGCGCCGACGAATGTGGACTGAATGTCCGTCGCCTGGATCGAGATGAACTCTACCTCCTTGCCGTAGAGCTTGATGAACTCCGAAGCTGCCGCCCGAGCAAACATAGTCTTGCCGCATCCGGGAGGACCGGAGAGCAACGCACCCTTCGGCATCTTCATACCGTAAGCTTTGTAAAGTTCCTTGTATTTCACCGGCGCCTGAATAGCGTCGATCAGAGTTTCCAGAGCTTCGGCGTTGCCTACAATGTCGTCGAAGGACGTAGGGTCCGCTTTAAGGATGAATTGCTCCACCTTCTTGCGAGCGTCCTTGTAGGATTGAGGAGGACCGGCGGCAGCTTGGCGCATCCTTTCTTCTGCAAAGGGGTCATGCAGGTCCTCTAAGCGCACGCTCAGTCCTCGATGTACTTCTTCCCATATACGCCTATATTGTTCGGCGTCCATTGGTCCGGTATCCATTGGTCCTTACTCGCTGATGTCTTCAAGGTCGATGAGAAGCAAGCTCTCCTTCGCCCTCGTGTGGATGACGTATTGGAGATTGTACTCCTGTTGGAGTTGGGTGTCGTCGCCTTCTTCGGCGGCTTTGCGTGCCCACTTACTTGGAATGAGGTGGGGCTCCAGATGGTAGACTGTGTTGTATTCCAGTCCTTTGGACTTATGCCCAGTCATCATCTGGATTGGGCCGGCCTGTTTGAAGAGCGACTCAGTCCACAGCATCGCCTCGTTGGAGTCTTTGCCGACGTCGCAGAAGACGAGAAGGCAGGCGTGCTTGTCGTTGATGAGTGCGTGCCGCTCCTCGGGCTGCCGGGCAATTTCGTCACTCCGCCAACGGTTGATCGCCTTGCGGAACTCGTCCTTCTCAAGGACAACAGGCGCGATCTTCTTCATCAGTTTTACAAGACCAGTGCCGATGTCGTTTCCTATCAGATGGATGCCTCGGCCGGCACGGATCAGTCGCATAGCGCAAGCGAACAGCGGGGCATTGTTCCTGCAGATGATCGCCGCGCCGTCCTCGATGTCCTTCGGATCAAGTTTAGCCAGATGCTCAACCCTGCCTTCTTGTGCCCACTCAGGATAGCGCATGGAGGGGACACGATGCCGCACGTACTCCACCACCTTGATAGGACAGCGCATGGAGATAGTGAGCGGCAGCTCGACCATGTTGAATTTTTCTTTCATTATGGACATTGCGGAAGTATGCGCGCCGCGGAAGCCGTAGATCGCCTGGTTCTGATCGCCGACTGCGATTAGGCGCTGGCCGATCAGCTTGGTCAGAGTCTCGAAGTTCAGGGGCGAAAGGTCTTGCACCTCATCGGCTAGAACGAGGGGGTATTTGGTGAACTGGCCACCGAAGAGAGTCGACATATAAATTTGGTCGTCGAAGTCGATCAAGCCGTTGTAGCTCGCGGCGATACTACGGAGTAACATTTCATCTACCGTGGAAAGGAAGAAGTCATTCACGTCGCAATCGACCGCTGATAAGAGACTGGCCTCAAACGCCCCTTCGTCACACAGGGTCTTGCCCATGCTCCGTGCCTTGCTGGGGACGTAACCCATCGATTTGCCGAGGCGCACGGCGCGCATGATCGCGGCGAAATTATTCGAAATCTCCTTCTTATGAGCGGAGGTCCGGGTGTCGGAGTATTCCTTCAGATCGGCATATCCCTTGTTAGGGTCGACTGAAAGCCGCTTGCCGACGGCGGAGCCCCAGGCTCTGTGTCCTACCGAATTGATGGTGGAGGACTGAACATGGCCGGGCAACCGCTTACCCATCTCCTCGGCGATGCGCTTGTTGAAGGCGAGCGCCAGCGTGGGAATAAGCACAGCGTTACTGACGAGGACGAGAGTAGAAGTCTTGGTCGCACCGGCAAGTGCAGAGACAAGGAGATTATCCTTGGTCCGCTTCGCGGCCTCAACGATAGCGGCCTGTTCTTCAGTCGGGGTAAAAGTCATTTTAATCCTCCGTACGAAGAACGTCACAGGTTGCGTACTCGGCCCGGTCTTTCTCTTGCTCGTCAACCCATGAGTCGATTGCAGCTTCGATCTCGTTACAGATTTCCTGCGCTCTTTGCGGCGTAGGGCAATCCACGCGAACTTCTAGGTAGATTTTCACAACGTATCCTTTCTCAGTTGTGCAAATGAACGCCTTCTCGCGTTATAATAGGTGCGACCGTCAATAGTCTTATGGGTTATGCGGACTGTCCACACTTGATTGATGAAACGCTCCTTGTTATCAAGTAACAGAGAGATTGTATCGATTACACCAAACAGATACATACGGATTTTATACTCGCCAGTTTCGAGTTCAACTGGCATGTACCAGTTAATGCTAGCTTTGGTTTGTTTGACTTCGCCAAAATCCTTCACGGTACAGGTATACTGTCCTTCCGGTATGAGTTTGAGTTCCTCGCTCACAACGTATCCCTTCTCAATTGTGCCAGGTCGGCGCCCAGCTCGATAAAGATTTTATCGAGGTCTGACTTTGAAATCGAAGTTTCCTTAAAGACATGGGCTCTCGAGATTTCCGCCACATGACGTTCGACTACGACTTTGATACAGGCCGCGATACCGTCGTTGAACGCACGGCACTGTTCACAGTCTCCGTCGAGATTTTCCGGGCCGTCGCGTCCGGGGCGTTCCGCCTGGATGGGAACACCAGGGTGGGTTTCGGCGAAGTCCTTAAGCGCAGCGAAGTAGTCGACAGGCTCCAGTTCATCATTACCGAAACGCGCCTCGAAGTTTTCGAGGAAGTACGTCTCGACCATTTCCAACTTCATCATCAGCAGTTTCTGCGTGACGACTTGTATGTCGATGGCGTGAGCCTGGGCTTCCCAGTAGTCGTCGAAGCGCCGGGCGTACTCGTGCCACGATCTGCCATCATCCTCGCTGATGAGGATAACGGTTTGAGTCCTGTGCTGCAGGAACCTGCTAGGATTTGACATAGCCTACCTTTCTAAGGAAATCCCGCTTCTCCTTATAGGGAGCGCGAGCGGCTAGCTTGGTGAGAGACTCGAGGAACGATGCATCGACTATCGCACCGTATTCCCAGGGATCGCCGGTTTCCCAGGCTGCATGGTTCTCCACACAGTCTAGGAGTGTATCAGACCGGATTTGCGGGTGCGGCATCGACTCCCTCCTTAAACCTGCCGAGCATGGTCTCGTTGCCGGAGAGGAACGTGATCATAGAAGAACGCCTTCCAGCTCTGGCATCAACTCCAGCAGCGCCGCGCGAGGCACGATGTACCAGCGATGGGGACGCCTGTCTGTCCCGTTGAGGAAGCCCGACAAGAAATACTCATACTCGTGCCGGGAGTAAGCTACGACTGCCGCAGTAAACGAGCCGTTGTTCACCCAGCAGACCGGGTAATACTCAGGTGGTATCCTGCCTGTTAATCCTCCGTACGAAGAACGGCACACGGCCTCGACGGCGTCCCGCCCTTCAGGCGTGTCTATCTTAAACGACTTATCGCCGTGCTTGTCCAACCAATCCTCCTTGGACATATCAGGAGGGTTTATGTAGAAGCCCATGAGCTTATCCTATCAGGTCTAAGTTAACGTCACCATCCAAGAGACTTAGGTCTATCTCCGCAGGCTTGATGACGCCAACAGTCTGCACCATGCCGAGTGCAACAGCTTCGTTGATGAGGTCAACGTCCTTACTTCGATCCTTTGGAGTGCGAGACTCGTCGGGATGCTCGATTGCGATTACTCCACGCCGGAAGAGGTTTAAGGTATTCTCCAACTTCCCGCTGACGTCATTCCTGCTAATGGGAATAACTGCCCCATTTTCAAGATGGGCGTAGTAGAGACCAGAAGTATGGTCGTAAGAGAAGTCGATGTGAAGGCGGAGCCCGGATTTTTTAACCTTCATTCTGCAATCTCCTTATTACGAACGGCTTCGCACGCGGCACGGTGGCCCGCTAAAGCCTCGTCCCAGGTAGAATACCGTTCGCAATAGAGTTCCGACCACTGACCCTGTTGAAAGATCATAGTCTCAAACCAGAGTTTAGGACCCACGCCGCGACTGTAATCTACGCCAAGAAACACGGTTGAGACTAGGAAGCCTTGAAGGGTTGTCTTGGCAACAATCCGTTCCTTTTCCGTGCGCCCGAACCATTCAGCCGAAGTCATGAAGTCGCATTCTACAACTTCATGACCGTTTAAGATTGCATAGTCACGCACCAGTAACCTCCCGTATCGGGTCGAAGTCGCAGACGGTATAGTTCGGTTCAAGACCGAACAACGCTTCCTGAAAATCGTCCCCATACTTCCGAATAGCCTGCAGGCGTTTCTTGGCGATGAACGCCTCAGCCCATAGTCTGGCAGCGTGCTGTTCAGGGAAGACCGAGCGCCGGACGACCTGGTTGAAGGCCGCCCGGTCCTCGATCTCGCACAGGACGACCACGTTGCCGACGTAGTGTGTGCGAGATTTACTCATCCTTTCACTGCCTGTAAAACCGTAGGCTTGCGGTAACGGGTGTTAAGACCCTTACCAACCCGTTCCAACTGACCCAAAATCTTAAGGGCAGATAGGGTAGAGTAAGCAGAATGCTTGTTATACCCGAGCGGCACGATCACTGCGGCGAAGTCTTCGCCTGTAACCCAGTCGCCCGACTCAGCTAGTTTCAGCGCCCGTTCTTTGAGGCTGAATCCTTCGAGTTTAACTGGCTGGTTCCGGCCTTCGCCGCCCGGTCGTTTCTCGCCTTTTGCACGTTTGATCTCCTTCTCTTGACCGATATGGACTTCCTCTGAAGGGGAGACTTTCGGTTCGTTTCCTTCCTGTCCGATCGGCACTACTGCGTAGGCGAATGGAAGTGGTTCTGAGACTGAGAGTGGCCCGGGGACCCCATCTCCGGAAGAGTCAGACGGTTTCACCTTCGGATTGTAAGGTCCTATATAGGCGGCAACAAGTTCCGAACCGACTAGGGATATTAGAGTCCCTATATCAAATTCGGATGGTATGATGAGAGTGACTCGTTTCATCCCAGCACCTTCAAAAACCGCCCGTCATCCTGCTTGCGGAACTTCTGGCCGAAGCCCGTTCCCAAGTCAGGTGATGCGCGGTATTGTTCCCATGACTCGAATGTCATGAATGCCCACGAACCCATGCGAGTCCTGGCATCGTAGATCACGTCCTTAATCGGTTGACCAAAGTCGTCTTTCTCGGGCTTGCCGGCCCAATAGACTTCACCGCTCATTTGAATGTGCCCTCCCGGGACGTTACGGCGGTGCAGAGCACGATTGCCTGAACCACCAATAACACTATATGTAACATTGACTACGCCTTTCTCTCTACTTCGCTAACGCGAGTAGCTTACCATATTTCGTCGCAGTTGTCAAGGTATATTAATGTATTCATTTATTAAGTTTTGACTATAGAAACGGGTTGTCCAAGTAAAACTGTCTCGTTTCCTCATTATAGGAGAAGACGCCATTACCACTTCTAATCTCAGCGACCAGATACGCCGCGACTTCTTGCGGATCACGTCCGATCTTAACGGCGCATTCGGATACAGTAAACGGTGTCATCAGTTTGTACCGTGTACGGATACTTCGCAGCATGTTACTCCGTTGTGCTCGCTTGCGCTCTGCGACTTTTCTCGGATTGACCGCTTCGACGGAAGCTTTCACTAGATCATGCACAGCGTTTTCTAGATTAGCTAACTCCTCATTTGGTTCGGCGGGCGATACGTTGCCTTCCATACCAGCTAAAGGATCATCTTCATCGGGCTCTTGGGGCGGATTTGCTTCCTCCATCCAAGCGATATACTGATGTTGTTCGTCGGGCGTCCCGTCGGCATATGCCTGATTGAGCGCATCCGCGTTCTCGAGTCGATTGGCGAACAGTTTCATGAAGTCTTCGCGGGTTAGCATGGGTTTTCTCCTTTAAGAATTGCCGGGCGCTCTGCGTGTGCCTGGATTGGGCGATCTCCCTTTGTCAGCCCTCCTCGTCAGTGTGCGCCGCGCGGGTCGCCGCGTTGCGTGCGAACGCCGCGAGGCGATCGTTCATATCTGACAGGGTGCGCGCGAACAGGAAATTTCGGCTGGACGCGTGTCGCGCCACCCATCCGCCCCTGCGCGCGCCCCGGGTCAGCCGCCAGACGCCATCGGCCCGGGTTATCAGCCAGACGCCAGCGGCATGACCGACATACTCGCCGCGCCGGAAGGCGCTCTTTTCGATGTGGTCCAGCATGTTCAGACATCCTCGTCAGTGGAGTAAGCTAGCTTGTCGCGTACGGATCAATCCGGGTACGGATCACCGGGGTATTCTACCCCGCAGCAGGGGCGGGTCAAGGGTATGCATGTATCCCCGGGGGATATGTATGCATGAGTCTAACGCTGTAGAGTAGCTAGCTAGAGTATTACTGTCCTAAAGAGTTCTTTAAAAAAAAAAATTACTAAAACTATAAGAGAGCAGACTGGGCGTGATCGACTGAACAGCTTATGACTGGCGCCATCCCTGCTGCGATAGAACATACCCCCATGATCCGCACTCGGATTGATCCGCACCCGGGCAGATTGCGCAGTCTGTTACAATTCGTGATCGAAACTCTCTTGTGCCCGGTGTCAGCTTATGACCAATATGGGCTTACCGGCTTGTACGGTCCCCCGGCTTGGGGAGCGTGGTTTCAAGCGGTTCTGACCGGGCGCATTCCGCGCCACGGCCACATTTCGGCAAAGGAAAACTACAATGAGCGATACGCATTCCGTGACTCTGGATATCCCCAATTCCATTGGGGTGACTCTCCGGGGTTTCGCCCGGAAGCTGGACACGTCCCGGCTTCCGGTCAACGTGATCGTCGCACTCTTCGAGAAAGGCGTTCAACGCGGTTCTAACGACCCGCTGGGCGCGCTCTTCGACAAGGGCGAGACGGTCGCCGAGTCCAAGGTGGACGAATACTGGAACGATCTCGTTTCCCGTTGGGAAAAGGGTGAAGTCGCCAAGACTCGTTCTGGCGGGCTCGGGCGGACTACGGACCCGGTGCAACGGGAAGTGAAGCGGCTGGCGAATGCCGAAGTCGACACTTCGCTGACCAAGCTCCTCGTCCATCACGGCGCTGGGGGCGTCCCGATGAGCCGGAAAGACTTCGACGAAAAGCTGCGCGCCAAGTATGTCGCCGGCCAGATCGAACGCCACAAAGACCGCTTGACGAAAGAAGCGACTGCCAATCTCGCCAAGCTGCAAAAGGCGGGTGAAGTCGAGCTTCTGGACATCGACGGTGCTGACGAGTCCGAAGACTAATCGTCCGATCACTGACTAAGCGAGCCCCGGCTGACAGAACGTCGCCGGGGCTTTTCTTTGCCTGCTTGTTGCGAGTGCGTCTCAATCTTACCATTACTTCAAGTGACTCGATCGTCCGTGGTCAGACGATATTCGACTGACGCGGGTGAGGCGACCATCCGTTTGGGCTTCGCCCCGCACCCACCCCCGGCGATGCCACCCCCTCGCGCGCCACCACCACCAGGAAGAACGCACGTCTCACTATACATACACATCAATGTGCATCTAACAAACTGCAGGTTATACACATTATTGTTTGGGGTTGCCCGGTGTGGTAAGACGGGAGAGGAGTCGGGAAACCTCTGTGACGATTTGATGCACATGGAACTACTGGATGGAATTGAACTAGGAGAACTCCGGGGGCGCCGGCAGAAGAAACTGTCTGCGGTGGTGATCCGGCCGTTGCAGGAGGCGGACCTTGCTGTCCTGGCGGCTGGCGAGCGGAAGCCGGCGCCCCGTCAAATTCTCACTAAGCTCCGCGACCGTCATCACGCGATGGCAAGGATGATCGCCGCCGGCAAAACGAATGCGGAAGTTAGTCTTCTTACTGGAATGGACCCGGCAAGGATTAGCTTCCTAAAGTCCGATCCGGCGTTTAAGGAACTGGTTACCGACTACCAGAAGATCGAGGACGGCCTTAATGCAGAGTTCCACGAGCGCCTGCATATGCTCGGGATGACTGCGGTTGAGGAAATGCAGGATAGGCTAGAGACTTCGGAAGAGCCCCTGCCTATGCAGACTCTCATTGAAGTTAGTAAGTTCGCTGCGGATCGAACTGGATATGGTCCGATTACCAAACAGATGAATACTAATGTTAATCTGGACCTGTCTACTCGTCTCGCCTCCGCCCGCAAGAGGGCGCCCGCCTTGTCTTCGCCTCAGCCTGAAATTGTGGATGCGGAGTTCGTTCCTGTAAAGACTGGAACAGACTGATGTGGAAGAAGGGGGAGGGTGCACCACGCTGGACGGATGCAGAAATGCACTACCTCCGGGCTAATTACAGTAAAGGTACGTTACGCGACCATGCCAAGATGCTTCCTGGCAGGACGCCCTGGGCAATTGGAGCCAGGGCGAGGCGTATTGGCCTCTCTTCGGGACGGCGGAGGTTCAAACCAGAATCGACTCCGGTAAAGAAACAAGTCTTCGCCACGAAGACTTCACCTCCGAAACGGCGCACCTACGATACCACTCCCTGTTCTGTAAGGGAGCTTGGTTATGTCAGTTGATGAAGACATCCTCGAAGACCTTGGGGCGCTTAGCAACCGTCCCTATGACTTCGTGATGTGGGCTTTCCCCTGGGGTGAGCCGGGTACGGAGTTGGAGGATCAAGAAGGTCCCGACGTCTGGCAGACCAAGCTCCTAAAGGACCTCCAGGCCGAGCTGCTCGCCGGGGGAGACATCCTGGACAAGTTCACTATCCGATCCGGCCACGGTATCGGCAAGTCAGCGAACTTCTCTTGGATGATCCTCTGGGCAATGTCGACCCGAGAGTATACTCGCGGCCGTGTCACCGCGAACACTAAGGAACAGTTGATGCGCGTCCTCTGGGGCGAGCTATCCAAGTGGCATGGGCTCTTTATCGCCAAGCACCTGTTTAAGGTCACGGCGACTGCCATCTTCGCCATGCAGGATGAGAAGCGATGGAGGATTGATGCGATCCCCTGGTCTGAGGATAATCCTGAAGCCTTTGCCGGCCTTCATAACTACGGCGGGCGGTTGCTCTACCTCTTCGATGAAGCCTCCGCCATTCCCAGCGGCATCTGGGAAGTCATGGAAGGAGCCACTACCGATAAGAATACTCAGATCATCTGGGGAGTAGCCGGAAATCCCACTCGAAATTCCGGCCCCTTCCGCGACTCGCATGATGCCAACTCGGCCTGGAGGAAGTATCAGGTCGATGCGAGAGAGTCGAAATTTGGCAACCAAGAACTGTTTCAGAAGTGGGCGGTGCAGTACGGAGAGGACTCCGACTTCTTTCGAGTCCGTGTTCGGGGAGAGTTCCCCAATGCTGCTACTACGCAGCTTATCCCCATCGAACTCATCCGCCTAGGCGGGGTAAGAGAGGTCCAATCCTTCTTCCAAGAACCGCTAATCCTCGGCATCGACATCGCCAGGTTCGGCAACAACGCCACTGTCGCCCAATTCCGGAGGGGTAGGGATGCTAGGACGATCCCAGCCGCCATCTGGCGCGGACTCGATGTAGTCCAGGTCGCCAATCGTGTCGCGGGACTTATTGCCGATAAGTCTCCTGACGCGGTATTCGTGGATGAGGGCGGAGTGGGGGGCGGCGTGGTCGATGTTCTTAGGAGCCTCGGCCACGCCGTCATCCCTGTCAACTTCGGCGTGCCGCCGAGCACCCGCCCTGGCGGAACTCTAGTAGCGAACAAGCGCGCCGAAATGTACCTAACGCTACGTGAGTGGCTGCGCGAGGGCGGGTGTATCGACGCGAGTGAAGACTTGTCGAAGGAACTCATTTCAATTGAGTATCACTTCAACAAGAAGCAAGAAATTCAACTGATGTCCAAAGAGGACATGCGAGCGATTGGTCGAGCATCGCCCGACTGGGGTGATGCCCTGGCGCTTACCTTCGCCTATCCTGTAGCCCATCGGTCCTGGAAAACGCCGTTCCACCAGAACAAGATGGCGACTGCGGAGTACGATCCCTACTCATTCGAACGCCTGACAGGAGCTGCCTGATGTTCGGTGCGCCAAAAATTCCTGGGGCTCCGCCGCCCGCCCCGACAGCACCAAGTCTATCGGCCGCGCTATCCAACCAAGTTCGTACGACTTTCGGTCAAGGGAAGGGGAGCCTCGGCGGCACCTTCATCACTGGCCCTGTCGGCGGAGGAAGTAACCCAATGGGCAATGTGCCCGGTAGCACCGGTCAGTCCGGCATGAAGACTGCGGTGGGGACCTAAACAGTGATCGACGTTAGCAAGCTCCCGCCGGAACTAACCTACCTCTACCGCCAACAGATGCGGGCGAAGATCGAGGGGATGCGCAGCGTTCGCCTGTCGTTCTGGGCTCACTGGGCTCAGTTGGCCGAAGTGTATCTCCCGAGGAGGTACAAGTGGTTTGTCACGCCAAATCAATACAATCGTGGCAGTCAGATCAACCAAAGTATCATCGACGAAACCGGTGTGATTGCGGCCAGGACGCTTGCATCGGGCATGATGAGCGGGCTTACCTCACCTACGAAGCCCTGGTTCAAGCTGGGTTTGCACGATTTGCAAAAAGTCGATTTCGGCCCTGCAAAAGAGTGGCTCGCCGAATGCGAGCGGCGGATGCAGAGGATTTTATCCGAGAGCAACTTTTACCAGAGCCTGGGGACGTTGTACCATGACAACGGAGTCTTCGGCTCCGCCGCGATGCTTGTTTACGAGGACGCCCGCGACGTCATCCGGTGTTACAATCCATGCCTCGGAGAATTCTTCTTCGACGCAGATGCCCGCCTCTCCATCGGCACGTTCGCCAGAGAGTTTACACTCAATCTCCAACAACTCGTTCAACAATTTGGACTTGAAAACGTTAGCGAGTCTTCACGCTCTGGCTACCAAAGCGGCGGCGCAACTCGCACGCAAGAAGTCGTAGTCCAACACATCATCGAGCCAAATACTGCTCTGTACAACGGCGAGAAGGCACTCGGCTACATCGTACCAAAGAAGTTCAAGTTCCGCGAAGTCTACTGGGAAATTAACCAACGCGGGGATAAAATCCTCCAAGCGTCCGGCTACAACGAACAACCTTTCGTCGGCGCCCGCTGGGACACGGTAAGTAACGACGCTTACGGCCGCTCGCCAGGAATGGACGCGATGCCGGCGACCAAGCAACTGCAACTCGAGCAGCGTCGGAAGGGCCAAGCGATAGATAAGATCGTTAATCCTCCAATGGTCGCCTCCGTCTCCATGAAGAACGAGCCAGCCTCGATCCTCCCAGGCGCCATCACCTACGTCTCTAACCTCGAGAAGGACGGTTTCCATCCGGCCTATATGGTCAATCCGAACCTCGCGGATATGAAGGAAGACATTATTGAGGTCCAGAACCGCGTGAAGCAGGTCTTCTTCGTTGACCTCTTCATGATGATTTCGGAACTTGATACCGTTCGGACTGCGACTGAGATTGACGCCCGGCGGGAAGAGAAACTGATCCAACTTGGTCCTGTGATCGAACGGTTTGAGAATGAAGTCCTCGATCCCATCATTGATCGCGTTTTTACTATCATGGCTCGCCGTGGTCTGTTCCCGCCGGCGCCTCCCGAAATCCAAGGCCAGCCACTTAACATCCAGTATGTCTCCATGCTTGCAGAGGCGCAACGTGCGGCCAGCACCGCTGCTATTGAGAGACTTCTAGCCCTTGTCGGTAACCTGGCTGGTGTTGATCCTGACGCTATCGATAACGTGGATATAGACGGGGCGATTGAATACTACGCAGATGCGCTTAGCGTTCCTCCGAACATCATCCGCTCGACCGCCCAAGTCATCCAACTCCGCCAAGCTAAAGCTCAACAACAACAGGCGGCACAAGCCGGACAAGCTGCCGCGGGTGCGGCACAGACTGCGCAAGTTCTGTCGAACACTGACGTCGGTGGTGGACAGAACGCCCTTCAAATGATGATGGGTAACGGACTGCCGTCAGGCGGTATGCCGATGCCCGGTCAACAGCAGACCTTTGGTCCGCAACAGAGGGCCGCATGACAGACTTCGCTGACGACGAAAAAGCACTCGATCGTAAGCGGAGTAAGAAACAGACTTCTCGCCAGCTCGGTGATGCGGTGGTGAGGCAACTTATGTCCACTATGCCTGGGCGGCATTGGGTCTGGTTGCAACTTTCCACGTGTCACATGTTCGAAAACATTGCCTACTTCGACGGTGACAACGCGATCCAGAAGACTTACTTCGCTGCAGGCGAACGCAATATCGGACTTAAACTCCTCGCAGACGTGCAACGCCTCTGTCCTAGAGAGTATGTGCTCGCCATGGAGGAAAACACAAAGAAAGAACTGACAGATGGCCAACGAACCAGCACCGGCGGCGACGACGGAAACTCCAGCGGCGACGGAAGCGCCACAGGGGACTCCTCCGTCAGCGAGTGACGCTGGACTTTCTCCTCCCCGAGAAGGCTCTCCGCTCGCGACTGCCGGTGCTGGGGACAAACCAGAAGGCGAAGGCGCTAAGCCGGCTGCCGAAGGAGACAAGCCTAAGGGCGATAAGCCTGAAGGCGAGGAAGGCGCTGAGCCAGCGGAGGGGGAAGCTCTCACTCCAGAAGCCATCGCCAAAGCGATTACCCTACCCGAAGGAGCCACAGCCGATGAAGGGCTTATGGGCAAGTTCTCCACCTTTGCCGCAGAGGCGAAGCTGACTCAGGAACAAGCCCAATCCCTGGCAGACATCTACTTCGAAGGGCAAGAGTCTCTCGTCAACCAGTTGGCTACGGCCAATCAGAAGGCGTGGGACACCACCATCGACACGTGGAAGGCCGAAATCGACACAGACCCTGTGATTGGCGGCGACAAGTCAAAAGCCGCTATGGAAGTCATTGGGAAGGTACTCGATGAGTACGGAACTGCGGACGCCCGTCGTGCGTTCGAAGTCACCGGCGCAGGCTGGAACCCGCACATCGCGAGGTTCATGCACAAGATGGCACTGGCGTTGACGGAAGGGAGCCCGGTCATTGCGCCCGGACCCGCCAAGACTGGTCCGAAAACGCTCGGTGATGCTCTCTACGACGGAAAATACCAGGATCAACCAGCCAACTAGGGATACCCAATGGCTATCATCACTCCTGGCGCTTTTACCTACACTCAGTGGGGACAGCGCCACGACGCGACCGGAAAGATTGCGACTCTCGTCGACCTGCTCTCGCAGAAGAACTCGATCATCGAAGATGGACTTACGGTGGAATGCCAATCTGGCAACGCCTACGAGTACACCCAGGTGGTCAAGCTGCCCACTCCGGCCCGTCGTTCCTATAACGTCGGTGTGCCAATCACGATGGCAGGCGTCGCCAAGCAGACTGCGGTTTGCATGGAGTACGCCGACTGGGTGCAGTTTGATGCTTCGCTCGCTGAACTCGGGGGCAACCTCGCGGAACTGCGTGCACAAGAAGTCGCAATGCACATGGAAGGCCTCGGCCAATTGGTCGCCTCGGACCTGTTCTACGCGAACCGGGCCACCGATCCGACTCAGTTGACCGGCCTCGCTAACATCTACAACACCGTAAATACCGCTACTTCCCCGATCGCCAGCAATGTGATCGACTGCGGCGGCACCGGTTCTACCAACTCCAGCATGTGGCTGGTCACGTGGGGTCCCAGGCACATCCACCTCCTGTTCCCCAAGGGGACCCAGGCGGGGCTGAAGCACGAGGACTTCGGGAAGGGGTGGGGCCTCGACGGCTCTACGCCGGCCCTGCAGCTGCCGGTCTACCGGGACTACCTGTCCTGGAAGCTGGGGCTGGCCATCCACGACTACCGCTTCGGCGTCCGCGCCTGCAACATCGACGTCACTCTGCTGAACGGCGGTTCCGCCGCCAACCTGATCAACATTCTGGTCAGGATGACGCAGAAGACTCCGGTGCAGCCGGCGGGCGTTGGCCCGGTTCAAGACGCCACCGATGCCACTGACAAGATCGTCATGGGTAGGTCGGCGATCTACGTAAACCGGACCATCGCTACCTTCCTCGATCTGCAGGCGATGAATAAGACCAACGTCCTGCTCAAGATGGAGGAATGGGATGGCCAGGCCGTGACAACCTTCCGGGGTATCCCGATCAGGATCGTTGACAAGCTCACCACCACTGAAAGCCGAGTGACCTGATACATACGTATCCCATCGGGATAGGTACACATCACTCACTCTCCAACCAAAGGATACTACTATGCTTGACGGCGGATGGGGCATCTTCGATGGCTCCCTGAACCCCACGACCGGAGTGGCCATCACTGCCACTGCGGTTTCCACCAACGTCCTCGACCTCATGGTCGGAACTGACATCGGCGCCGGGCTCGCCTATGACCCGGAACTGCACGTTGATATCATCACTTCACTAACCGGGAACACCGGCACCCTGACCGTGCAGCTTCAGTGTGCGCCCGACAACGGTTCCGGCTCGCCCGGTTCCTTCTTCGTAATCTTGCAATCACCGACCCTGGCAATCGCTAACCTGACTGCTGGATCGCGTGCCGTCCGGTACGCCTGGCCGGTGATCCAAGGTCTCTTCTCGTCCCTCAGCGACGTCAATCCACCTCGTTTCTTGAGGCTGAACTACGTCGTCGGCTCCGGCCCGTTCACCGCCGGCACCGTGCTGTCTTACCTCAATGTGGACCGCGAGGAACGCCTAATCTACCCGTCGAACTTCGTCACCGCCTGATAAGCCGTGACAAAGAGGAGAGAACCAATGTCAGACGTCGCAGAAGCCGAGGCGCCGGCCGTGCCAGTCTTCAGCGCCCCGCCGCGTTACAAGTGTCTTCAAGAGACCTTCATCGCGCCGTGGCTGTTGAAGGAAGGAACCGTCATCGACTACGACGGGGAGCCGGGGCCTCACCTCGAACCGATGAACGAGGCGGCAGAAGCCATGATGGCAGCTTACTACAAGGCCAAACCGGAAGCTTCGCTTAATCCAACGGACGCCCTTCCGATCACCCCAGGAGCGGCTGCGAAGCCTTCCTTCTCGGTGGCCGGGCAGGCGCAGGCGGACGAAATCATCTCGTTTGTTGATATGGCGTCTAACGCCGCTCCTGGTGCGCAACCTGCAAGGGTTGTATCGCTGGCCGAGGCTCAACCGGGCGTCCGCATTGGCTAAACTTCCGCCAGGTAGAAACTTTCCGGGCTCTGGGGCAGTAATGCCTCAGGGCCCTTCTACCAACCCGTTCCAGACGTGGTTGAAGAGTATTACGCTTGGTCCAGGACTTGTTTCAGGCGGAGCAGGCGGCAATAATCAAATTATCAACTTAAGACCAGATATCCTAACTGGCCCAGGCGGGTTTCTAGTACAAGACGGGGATGAAGGTCCCATGGGACCCCCGGGACCTCCTGGACCCGCCGCTGCTGGTGGTGCTGGTGTCACTTCATATTTTGGTGTTGGTGCCCCAACGACTTTCCATAATAAAGGTGACCTGTACTTCGATACCACTTCTGTTCCGTACCAAGAGTATGTTCAAAACAGTGTAAGTGGAATTGGCGGAGTTGTTCAGGCAACTGCGCATGGGTATAATACTGCAGATGGGCAGAATGCGACCCTGCATTGGGGCGCCGCGCCTACAAATGGTAACCTACTTATTTGTTCTGGTGTAATATATGATCCAGGCGGTTCGACGATTGAGTCCCTGGTTGTTAACGGTTGGCAGGTTCTTCAGTCAACTATTCCGTTCTTTGGCACCTTTGTTGTGTATAAGTATGCGGATGGAGCGACTACACTCGATCAAGTGTTGACGCACACGGGCACAACAGGCGACGTGTGGGGTTTGGCTGCCTGGGAAATATCGGATGTCAGCGGAACGATTGCTACTGATGTTTCCTTTATCACGTTATCTGACGGAACTCAACGGGGGCCACTCACCTCAGTAACGCCCGGCTCGATTACTACTCACCCAACGACAAACCTCGTGCTTGCGAGCATGGTGGGTTTTACGACTGCATCTGGTGCAGTCTTCAGCTGGTCGGGCGCCACCTCAGATGGCGCGGATTATAACAGTCCCAATGCAGACATTGCAAATAGTTTGTTTGATTACGGTTCTCCTGCCCATTCAGTAGTGGTTGGCGGGGCGGCCGTTAATCCAACTTTTACTTCAACAATTGATGCCTTCTGGTTCTATACCCTAATTGAGCTTTTCTTAGGTTCCTCGCATCCAGTATGGGAGCTTACCGCCGGCGCACAAGGAGCAACTGGTGCGCCTGGACTGCAGGGACCACCTGGCGAAGATGGAGAGGACGGTCAGTCTGGGCCACCTGGATTGATGGGTCCTCAAGGAATAATGGGACTACCGGGTCCATTCGGAATGGCGGGCCTGGATGGAGAAGAAGGGCCGGAAGGAATGCCCATTCCTGGTCCTGCCGGTTCTCCAGGAGCAAGGGGTGCGGCTGGTCCTACTGGTCCTCAAGGTATGATGGGTCTTGACGGTGAAGATGGAGAGGATGGTAAGCCTGGGCCGCCGGGGCCGCCAGGCGCGTCTGGGCCTGCCGGACCACAGGGCATCCCCGGCCTGGACGGCAGTGACGATACCTACGACGCCTCCATTCCCATCCTGGGAGCGGGGGGCGCGACGTTCGGCGCCCTGACACTCGCTGGCCCGTTAGCCGGCACGGCGGCGACGTTCAGCGGCGCGCTCACCGCGGCCGCCCTGTCCGGCAGGAGCCTGACGGTCTCGCCGGGCACAACGACCTTCGCCGGCCTGACGTCGACCTCCGACATCGTCGCGACCGACAGCGCCAACGAAACCCACGTGCAGGTGAACAACACCAGCAGCACTGGCCGAAGCTACTGGCTGATCTCGGGCGGCTCGAGCGGCGACTTTGCAGGCGGCAACTTCGGACTCTGGGACAGCACCGCCGGCCGG